GAAAATACGCCAGTTGGTCAAGACGGAACTTATCAAGTTCCCTATTCTCACTCAAGATTTGACTGTAAAAGTCATTCGTGAGATCCTGAAACATGACCCATTAGACGATTTGCACTCAAAGTACTATGACAGTTTCTTGGGAAAGATCAAATACAATACAACTGATCGTTTCAAGAAATGGCTGAGGCAGGAGTTCAAAGGAAAATACACAGACCGATGGTATCAGATTCTTGAAGAGAGTCCGAGCATGACCATTATAGACAAGGTCGATGTTATTCTGGAGAACAACGAGGGTGACCCATCTGTTTTCAAGTGGCACTGGGAGGTTCCAAAGGAGTCGAGAGCAAGTATGTGGAAAGAGTTGAAGTGGTGGATTCGCAAGATGGTCAAAGGAGATCCTAAGTGGGAGTGGGATGTTGAAGTGAGATTGGAAGAAGATGGAATAGTTCGAATTCAGGAATCTTTCCCGGCTTTGACTTACAAGACGATACGTTTCAAGACTGCCGAACACGTGATGACGGCTCAGGCGATGGATTTCAAAGCAGCGCACCGTATGTTAAGAATACATGACGAAGCAATGCTTACTGTGGAACAACGTCTTGAGTGTCCAGCTCCTCACGGAGCCCCACGAGGGAGTATGGACAATCTCATGCCCAGAGAGAGAACTTCTCAGGCAACCTGTTCATCCATCATCTCTGACAGATGTACTGACGTTACTTGTGACAAGCACATGCCTGATCCAGCGTGTATTTGCAACATTTGTGAGCGTTCGAGAGAAATCTTGGATGCAACACCAATCACGAGTTTCGATGGTCAAAGTGTGGGGCAAGTCAAGGATGCCCTGTACGACAATTACGTCAACATCAGATCAGCGTTGGAGAAGATGAGTCCAGAACCAGGAGGTTACGAGTCCGAAGAGGGTTTACGTTTGGTGTCCAATGGTTCGAGTTCCGTTTTGCAAGGGATTGATGAAAACACGAAAGGTCTATCTGTTTACACGGAGAAGCCAAAGAAAAACAAGTTGAACGTGGTTTGGAGAGTCGTAGACAATGTACAATATTCTGTTCAGCATTCTAGTCGTGGTCTGATTTGGCGGTTGGGCGATCAAGAAGTTCCGG